CATTGGTTAAAATCCAGAATTACATGACCGGTCCGGTGGCCGACAAATACAATGAGTACCGCAACGACCAGCTTGCTGACCTTTGGGCACAGGTAACACTACAGGGCATCGGCATTGATGCCAAAAAGACGGAGGAACCGCTATGAAACGATTTAAGATTATTTGTACGATAGACGATGACCAAATGAAAATTGAAACATACGTTGATGGATTTTCTACCCTTGAAATGCTCGCCGCATTGGACATTAAGCGCGAGGACATTATGAATCAGTGCACTCATTCGGCAGAGTTTAAACGCACGCGGAAATTCCCAGACGGGACAGAAATGGAAGTCACAAAGGATGATGATTTAAATCTATGACAGTCTCTAAACGCTGCAAGAAATGCGGCAATATGATGCGGTACGTGCAGCCCTGCAAGCGGTTCTGTGATACTTGCATAAAAGAAAAAGCAAGGCAAAAGGCAAAGCAGAACTACGAGAAAAAGAAAGCGCAGCAGCAAGGCGTTATTTCTGCAATGCAGGCAAAAAAGCCGGATAAAAAGGCAGCACTGAAACCCCGCATCAAATCCATTGAACAATGCGTAAGAGAAGCCGCTGCGCTGGGCATCTCCTACGGCCAGTATGTGCAGCGCGGGTATGACAAAATCACTTGGGATGAAATTTTGAGATTGGAGGTATTGTAATGGAAGCAGTTGAATTTTTCAAGACGGTAAACAGATACTGCAAAAATCAAGGCTGTAAGAAATACCTTGCTTGTAGAGGGGACTTGTGCATGATTTGGCCAGATGACGATTCAGTTAAAAGCATTGAGGAAACAATTTCAAAAGTTGAGCAATGGGCGAAAGACCACCCAGTCAAGACCCGCCAGAGTGAGTTTTTGAAGCGGTTCCCAAACGCAAAACTAGACAGTAACGGAGTTCTTGCGATTCGTCCGTGTGATATAGATTCTAAATGCTGCACAGACGATAACTATTTAATTAAATGTGGAACCTGCGCAAAAGACTACTGGCTCACGGAGGTGCCCAACAATGACTAACATCACAACTTTACTCCCCGGCGAACACTTTATGTTCAAGAATTACGAGTGGGTCTGCCTTGACCCGAACCACCCTGACGGCGGTGTGTTGGCTATTATGGCAACGCCGTGGGCAAAAGATGTAAAGTTCTGCCCAAGTGCTAAATTTGCCGATGAAAAAGGTAACTGGAATAACTACCGCACCAGTAATGTGCGGGGGATTCTAGATATTATGGCGAACGCTGTTTTCGATAAAGAAAGTCTGCTTTTGCATACCGTTGACCTTGTAGCAGACAACGGAGACAGAGCTTATGGCACTGTACATGACTCTGTTTTTATCTTGACTTGTGACGAGCACCGCAAGTACCGTGATTACATCCCGCACTACGACAGATTGATTTGGACTGCCACGCCTTGGGGCTGTGGTGATAAGGATTCCGACGCGGGAGGATCGAGCATCGTTCGCACTGTGAACGCGGGTGGTCTGCTGTACAACTACGGTGCGTGCAACTGCGGCGCTGTTGCCCCTGCTTGTATTCTCAATCCGAAATCCCTCAATCTGCGCCAGAGCATGGCGTATGTAGAGGAGGTATCAGAATGACAATCCTAGCAAATATCATCGGCGGTACAGCGCTTGCCGCCCTGTTTGTTGTATTCTACGCCCTGGGCGTATCCGCTGGCCGGGAAGCCACGCAGAAGCGGGAAGAAGATATCAGAATGGAGCATACACACGGAGGTAATGACGGTGAATAAGTCTTGCGAAAACTGCCAATATTGTGACGATTTTGACCACGTTTGCTTAAATGGGAAAAGCCCAAATGCTTTTGAGTTTACATTTGACACAAAACTATGTAATCAATGGGAGGGAAAAGACAATGCGGCTAATTGATGCAGACAAAATTGTAGAGGTTGCCGAACACGCTTACGGTGAGTGGAACAAAGCGATGGCGGCAGCAGAAAAGCGCCAAATTAACCGATGTTTCAAAATGCAGGAGCTGTGCAAAGCGGTAAAAGGTGTTGCGGACGACTGCCCCACCATAGACCCCGAATCCCTGCGGCCTACGGCGCATTGGATAAACCGAGGATATGTTTGCGGAGAAAACGAATACGAGTGTTCCGCTTGCCACCAAACAGAGTGGAGAACAAGCGCAAGCCGTATGAAGTATTGTATGTTCTGCGGTGCACGAATGGAGGGATGCCGGGATGAATGACACCGAATTTGAAAATGCGCTAAAAAATGTCGTGCGAGTCTGCTACGGCGATGACAACGATTTGATTCGGCGCGGTGATGCCTTGAACGCGATTCGGGAAGCGTGCCGCATCGGATGCTTGCCTTCTTCGGCACTTACACGGAAAGAGCAAAGGGAAGTTGTTCTGCTTGACGCGTTGCAAGCTGTGCGCACTGTCAAAAAGGCAGCCGTTCCAACTGTTGACCCGGAATCACTGCGGCCTACGGCAAAATGGGAAAACGAGGACGATTACTACGGCGATTCTATTATCTGGTTCTGTTCTGCTTGCAAGGATAGATTTATTCTAAATGATGGTACGCCGGAAGAAAATAATTACAAGTATTGCCCGTGCTGCGGCGCAAGGATGGTGAACGCAGATGACTGACTGGATAAGCGTTAAAGACAGGCTGCCGGAAAAAGACGAGTATGTATTGTGTTTTTGCAATATCGGAGATGGATTTCAAGCGATATTTCACTACGGAAAAGAAAGAAAATTTAACGGGACCGCCGTCACCCATTGGATGCCGCTCCCTAAACCCCCGGAGGTGACCCCATGACAAAACAGCAACTAGTTGATGAATACGCCCGCGTACATCTTTGCGCGACATGCGAGTGGAAGAATGGCGATATTTGCACGCTGCCGCGCTGCATGAAACTGGAAGAAAGAGAGGAACATCAATGACTCCATCCGGCATCACCCAGCGCACCCAATGGATGCAGAAATTTTCCGACTATCAGCAAAAGTTCATCGCCGCCCGCGATGCTTTCAACGAGGCTGCCGCGCCCCCTGCCCATACAATGGACGGTATGCCGCACGGCAACGCAAAATCTGACCCCGTTGCCTCCCAGGCTGAGCGGTACAATAAAGCCTACCGCAATTACCTCTACGCAAAAGATGCAATGGCCATTGCCAAAAATAAGCGTAAGCGTGCCATGCAGAACTTGAACAGCGATCAGCAGATCGTGTTGTCCGCCCTGTACTTCGACCACAAATCCCGCCGCGCCCTTGCGCAGGAACTCACCCGCTCTGATTTCTGGGTGCGCGCGCAGGAGCGTACCGGCCTGTTCAGCCTCAATCTTCCCTCCGGCTGGGAATCCGATATTCTCCCATAACAATAAGCCCGCAGCTGCCGAGTATTCCTCGTAAGCTGCGGGCTCTTTTTATGCTTTTGTCATGCTGTGGTAATACCGTCCTGCTTTATCCTCCGGCGCGTCCCGGTCGTCCAGAAACGCCGCCGCCAGATCGGCGTAAAACTCCGGCCTGTCCACGCTGTTCTTGCGTGCCGCCTTGCAGTAGTCGCTGTACATCATGTTCATCACAGCGGCCCACTTCCACACTTCGCAGTTGATGCCGCGCGGCTCCATATAGGGCCGTGTCTGTTCCACATCCCAGTGCGCGCCCATGCTGCCGTCCTCGTTGTGCATATTGTACATCCAAGCCATTGCCTCGTCCTTCGTCAGCTCGCCGCCGCAGCCGCACTCGGCACATTCTTTTACATGCTCCCAGCATTCCAGCATGGCCGTAAGGGTGGCAACTGTGCGCTCGTTCACCGGGTAGTGCTCTGCAAACTCGTCAATCTCGTGTTCCAGCTTCTCCTTGTATGCCTTGATATTCTCCATCACTACCACCTCATGCCAGCTTTACAACGCTTGCACACACATGGTTTACTGTACCCGCAACGCCGCTCATTACCGCGCTGATGGTCGGTGTATTGCCGCAGCATACCGGGATGTACACGGTCGTTTCCGCGTGCAGCGTCACACTGCCGTCAGCCGCCACAGTGGCCTGTGCCGTCATGCAGGGCAGTACCGCAGCATCTTTCATGCCCTGCAGCACTTCCGTTCCGGCGGCCCCCGCCGTGAAAACCACATCATAGCTGATTCTGTACAGGCCGCTGCACAGAATCAGGAACCCTCCCGCGTTTGTGTCAATCGCGCACCCGGTATCGGTGTTCAGCACGCCAAGCACATTTACCGGCGTGGCAGTGGCAGCCATTGTCTGGGCGGTGTTGTTGTAGGCGTTCTGTGCGCTCTTGTAGTGGCTGTTTTTTAGCCTTTGATTGCAAGCCATATAACTTGTCTCCCTTCATGTAAAAAGCCCGCACAGCGCTTGCTATGCGGGCTGTGCGCTGTTATAGCGAATTAGTTGCAGCCGCACCCGCCGCAAAACGGGCTGTTGCCTGCGCTGTAGGCGTAGTTCATCGGGTAGCGTACCACACCGGTAAACTGCTGTGCCATGTACAGCTGGTTGTTGGCTTGTTCAAGCTGCGCAATGCGCTGTTCCAGCTGGCTCTTTTCCAGCGCGGCAAACTTCTGGTCGATGTTTGCGTTCACGCCGTCAATGGCACGCTGGGTTGTGCAGCAGCAGTTGGCAAGCTGCTGGCTCAGGTTGGCCGCGTTGTTGCTGGCCTGCAGCTGCAAATTGGCCTGCCCAAGCGCCACTTCCTTGCCAAGCTGTGCCACATTGCCCTGCATCTCATAGCCAAGATTGCAGACGCCGTTGCCAATGTTGGTGATGCGGTCGTTCAGCTGGCCGAACTGCTGGCCAAACAGTATCTCCTGCTGGCTGGCAGCGGTGGCAAACTGACTGTAATCGGCGTTGCGGTTCCATCCGTTCCCGCCCATAAAGCAGAACAGGAACAAAATAATAATCCACCAGGCACCGTTGCCCCAGCTGTTGCCGTCGCCGGTCGCTGCACGCAGGTCACTCAAAGAGTATCCGTTGTCCATGTTGCGTTTCCTTTCGTAAAAATGTATTTATAAGCCGTGTCGACCCAGCCTATATCAGTACAAAATCCCTTTCAGGCTTTCCGCCATGCCCTTTAACTGTTCAAACTGCTGCTGGCTCATCTGCCCGCTGGCAAGCATCTGCTCCACCATTTTCTGCGGGTCTTTCCCATGCATCTGCTGCTTGAACTGCGCAAACTGCTGCATCATGGCCATCGGGTTATTTGGCAGGCCGTTTGTCCCCATTGCCTGCAGGATCGGGTTTGTCATTGAGCTTCTCCTCCAATCTCGCAATGCGCTGTTCCAGTGCGTTCACATCCACCGGCGGCGCTGCATGGTAAGGCGTAATTGTGTAGGGCGTCAAGGTCGGGTAGCCTGCGCCGTCTGTAGTTTTCAGCCAGACCAAAGGCGCAGTTTCATCCAGCAAAAGCACGCTGGAATTTGGTGCCATCCCAAAGGCTCTCGCGCCGTTCTCCCCGCTCACCTTCGTTATGGTGCATGGCTGCGGCTGGTATGTGCCGCCATACGGATTGCCAAAGGTATTCCAGTTCTGGTACATCGTGCTCACCTCTTGCCTTTATTGTACCGCTTGTCACCCGTATCCGTAGGCCATTCCCGCGCCTTCTTTGCGTCAATTCTGCGCCAGCAAAAAAAGAGGGGGTAGTGCCAATCTGGCACTACCCCCTCCCGGTGTCATATTCCCTTGTCTTTCAACTTCCGCACCCTGCGGTTCACCGTTCGTTCGCTGCAATGCAGCTCAGCGGCAATCTCCGCATTGCGCCAGCCCCGCTTCCGCAGGGCAAGCACTGCCCGCTCCTCGTCCGTCAGGCAGTCCTTGCAAAAGTCAAACTTCATACGCCACCTCAGTACGGATTCTTGTTTGCTTTCCAGCTCTTGTTTGTGTTCTGCCAATAGGCGCGCTTCAATTCTTCCGTCAGGTCCATTGCATTCAGCGCGTTCTTGGCTTCGGTCTGGTTGATGCTGCCGTTTCCGTCAGTGTCCGCCACCGTGATATACGCCAGCCAGCTTTTCAGCCCGCTTGTGCCGTACTTGGAATACATGGCCGCGCCCTTTTCATCCTTCGAGTAAACAGAAAAGTACGTTTTGGCAAGATCGGTGTCATTCAGCCCGGCCTTTAAAAGCGCAGCGGTCATCTGCTTCTGGCTCGGCTCCTTGCCCTCCTCCAGACCGGCAGAAATGCTGCTGTAGGCGTTCATATAGGCGGTCAAGCCACTTTCCCCTGCCGCGTCGTAAACGCGTCGTTCAACGCTGTCCTTGCTGCTCTGCGCAACGTAGGCACTTGCTGCCGTGTCACCGCTCAGCGTGCCACTTACTGCGGCCCACTTATCCGTCTTGCTGATGCTGTCGGCATCGCCTTTGGCAACATCCACCGCGTTTTTCGCCAGCATGTAGTTTACCAGACCATCTGTGCCGCCGTCCTCGTATGCCTGATACTCCTTGGAATCAACGCCGCTCACACCGTCCCCAACAGCGGCCACGCCGCCGGCGGTTTTTGCCACCGTGTAGGCATCCTGCACAAGCTCTGCCTGCTGCTCCTCCGGCAGCTGCAAGAACATTTCGTTTTGGCGCAGGCTGTCCACAATGTCGTAGGCCGTCTGGCCGCTAGTCTTGGCGTACTCGGTCTTTTCCTGTGGGGTCATGTAGTAGGTTTCCTTGTCCATCGTCAGCTTGCTGCTTGCCTTCTCTGGCAGCACCTTGCTGTCGTTGGTTTCACCGTACAGCCCTTGCAGATACTCGTCCACAGGCGTCACGTTCTCTTGGCTCAGGTAACCAGGGCTGCCCATGTTGTACAGCCCGCGCAAAAGCGTGCCGCCTACTGTATTCCCTGTGCCGTCAAGGCTTGCTTCCTCGCGGCCCCATTGGTCTACATACGGTTCCAGATTTCTGCTCAGACCAGGAATCTTGCTCTCCATCTTGTTTAGATTGTAGTCAACGTCCCGTTCCGTCTTTGTGTCTCCGCCGCCGTAGGTGCTGCGTCTTGTATCGTCCGCCGTGCGGGCAATCTGCCCAAGCGCTGTCGGTACAAACTGGTTTGCATAGCTGCCAAGCGCACTCATGCCCAGCGTTGCCAGCTTGTCGTTGGAATCCGCATAGCTGATGCTGTCCAGCGTGTCATTTAATCCCTGCAGCATGGTGGTTTCTAGTACGGGTTGGCTCAGCTGCCGTGCCTTGTCCAAAATTTGCCCAACCGTAAGGTCTGTATTGTCGTTGGCAATCTCCGCGCCGATCAGCAACGGCACGCTGGCAGGGCTTGCCCAGTCCAGCGTATAGGTTCCCTTGCCGGGAACTTTGACCGCATAGTTCTGTTCGCCGGTCATATCCTTGTAAGCGTCGGCACGGTCGTCGCCGCTGGCGCCGCCGGTCAGCATGCCGTTCTTAGCCAGCAGATACCCGGCTCCCATAATGGCAGACCCGGTAATACCTTTGGCCGCCGCATCCATAACGCGCGCTGCGCCCTGCCCGGTCGCTCCTCGATAAATTGCCTCCACCGTGCCGCCAATCGCATTGTATTCCAGTGCGTTCTTGGCAATGTTGATGGGTGTTTTCTTGAACGGCAGAATACCTTCAATTACAGCGTGCGCCAGTGTGCCCGCCGGGCCGTGCTGCCGCACATCGTTGGAAAGGTTTTTAAACGCTGTACTCAGGAAGTTTTTCTCATGGAAAGTAGCCTCCCGCGCATCTTCCAGAGCTTGCGCCGCTGCCTGCTGGATAACGCTTCTGCTGTGCGTGTCTGTAGCATCAAAAATGCTGCTGTCGTAACCGCGCGCTTTCAAAAAGCTTGCCATACTGTTGCCGAACTCGCTGCGCAGGAAGTAATTATCCTCCGCTTCCAGCAAATTGCCGTTGATGTCAGACAACCGTTCAATCGCTTTGCCGGGTCTCGTCGTAAACGTATCTCTTGCAGCGGCAAGGCCGGTGTCCATGTTCCATCGTCCGTCCTGGAACAGCGTGGAATACATGTTGCTTTCTGCGTACTCTCTGGCGCGCTGCACCATCTGCCGTCCGTCTGCCGTCAGTGTAGTGCCAATTGCCTTTGTGCGCTCGCTCTGCGGCAAGGCAAGCTGCATCACACCGGCAACATTGTCTTTGGCGCGCACTACCGTGCCCATCATCACGTTGCCCAGTATGTTTCGGATATGCGTCCGGCTGTTGCCCAGCATGCACAAATACCGGATGTTGTTCAGCCTGTCGGCAAAGCCGCGCGCAGGCATATAGTTTGCCATGCGGTTGTATACGCTCATTTCCAGCTCGTACCGCTCTTTGCTGTCCGGCATATCGCGGATGCGGGAAAAAGCATCTACCGCATAATCAAAGTCTTCCTGGCTCAGGTTTTCAATGCCAAGACTTTGCCGGGCAAATGCGCCAAAAATATCCTCAATCGTGCCGCCTGCCTGCACGCTGGCCGCTGCCGCCCGCGCCTGTTCCTCGTTGATGTCCACATGGTGGGTCTGGCCCATGCGCTGAATCTGCCTGGCCAAATACTCCATCTGATCGCGCACATCATCGCCGGTATCAATGCCCTGCTCCCGCACAAACGCAGTAAACTCATCGTCCATCGGTCCGGCAAATGTGTCTGCAACGTCCTGTGCAACCTCGTTCAGCCTGCGTCCATTTGCAGTGCGCGCAAAACGGTCAACGGCTCCCTGATTGTACTGGTCAAGCTTTCGCAGGGCCGTGTATTCATCCGGCTGTGCCCACCGTCCCGATACAAGGCTCTGTCCGGCTTTGCTCTGCCCGGCACTCACAGCACCGTTAATTCGCTGAATCTGCGCCTTCACAAGCGCGGCTTCTGCACTGTCAGGCGGCAGCTCACTCAACCGATGCTGCAGCTGCTCTGCGGCATAGTAGCCTTTGTATACGTTCTCTGCATCCCACTTGTCGGCGTTTACCGCCTGCGTCAGCTCATCTGCCACTGTGCGTGCGGCTTCTGTAACGCTGCCTGTTTGCTGCGTCAGCAGGTCAAAGTCCTGCATGGCAACGTCATGGCCTTCGGCGCGGCTGTACACGGTATGTGTCTGCTGTCCAATACCCAGTTGCACTGCTTCATCACTGCTCATATCACCAGACATAACGCGCTGGTTTGCATAGTCTTGGTTCAGCACTTCCCTGCGGTCGTATTGGGTGTTCTCCGCACCTACCGCATTCTCCGGCAAGCTCTCGCTGCCGTTCAGCGGCATGGCCTCACGGCTCACTGCGGGCACCTCCGCGCTCACGCTTTCCGTCGTCTGCCGTTCCAGCCCCAGCGCGCCGGGGTTCTCTGTCTGTACATCCTCTGCACGGTTCAGCACATTCTGGTTATAGTCCGTCTCTCTCCAAGGGTTGTAGCCGTTCTGGCGTTCGTACATCTGCCGTACATAAACCGGTGCATCCTCGTTAAAGCCCTGCACTTCCAGCCAATCGCTGAATCCCTCCTCCGAAAGTCCGCCCTTCTGCGCACCGTCCAGTAAGGTATCCCGAACATATTCCGTATAAGCGCTTGCATACACTTCATCCACAGCAGGCTTCGCATTGCTCTTGGCTACAGCATCCAGCAGGGCATCCACGCCGTCCCCGCTGTTCAAGCCAACGTTCATGCCGTTTAATTCCTGCATGGCAACATCAAAGTCCAGCCCATTTTTTGTGCTGAAATTCGTGCCGTTCTGGATGTTGTACTGGCCAAGATTCTTTAATCCGCTGGTATACAAAAGTTCCCCAGCCGTCTGCTCGTCAAGGCGGATGGGGGTGTTTTTCATATAATCCCGCAGCACGGTTGCCGCATGGTCGGTCTGCTCGGCAAAGTCGCTTTCTTTTACAATTCGCGCGGCAATGTCGTTGGCGTCCCGCAAAAGCGTATCCCGGTTTTCTCCGCTGGCAATTCTCTGCCCAAGATCTTCCACACGCCGGGTTAAGGCGCTTCGTCTGTCTTTTCCTGTGATGGCGCTTGCCCAGCTGCCCACGTCCGTAGAATCTGCTGCTCCATCTGCCGCAGCTCTTGCTCCGTTGCCTGCCGATTCGGCAGCTTCCCTGCCTGCACCTGCTGTTCCAGAAACTCCAATGCCATTTTCTCCGGGTTGCGGTTCAAGGCGCTTGCCACCGTCAGACAAGACGGGAATATCTGTCGGAATAGTTTCTCCCAAGTCAGTTGTGCCATTTGCTATCCCTCCTGTAACTTCATTCTGCGCCTGTCTGCCCGCATTGTCAATCTTCAGATTTTCGGTCGGTGTCAAATTGTTACTGCGCAAAAGCATGGCGGCGTCGTTCTGCAAAGTGCCGTCTGCAAGCGCCTGTGCCTGTTCATCCAACATTCGCTGTGCCGTGCGGCTGTTCTTGATGCCGTTCACCACCGCGCCGCCAATTTCCGGCAGCGCGTTCATGGCAAAGTTCTGCCCAACATTGCCCAGTACGTTCAAACCAATCTGCCCGGGCGTCAGGGCATTATCCACCTGCTCACCGTTCTTGATGCGCCCCTGCTGCTCGTCATACGCCGCAAGGTCGTTCACAAGGCTCGGTATCGTATCCAGTGCCGTATCTGCTGTCTGGTCTGTCAAAATACGTCCCAACGCTTCCCCGGCAGCCGGTGTGGCAAACCGTCCCAATCCAGGGATATTGCTTGCCGCGCCCATCACCTTGCCGCCCACCTTGCCCATTGTGTCTGCCAAAGGGGTGCCTGCCATCAAGTTGTTAAAGGTGGCATACTGCGCGCTCTTTCCGGCCATCGTACCGGCAGCAGCGGCAAGTTTGTTCTGGTCCTGGTATCCCTGCAAGGTTTCCAGAGTATCGGGAATCACTCCATCTTCTATCGCCTTGCTGTAGGCATCCCCGCCCAAAGACTTAACAGCTTTGTCGGCCTGTTTCAAAAACGGAACACTGGTAATCAGGCCGCTGGTAAATGCCTGCATCCCCTGTCCCAGTCCGTTCAGGCTGGCTTTCTGGTTCAGTCGGGCAAGGTCCTGCGCCTGCTGGTTGTACTCGGACACGCTGATCTTCCCATCCTGATACTCTTTGTACAGGTCGTTGGCGTTCCGGCCATACTGCTTTACCGAGTTAATTTCACTCTGCGTCAGCTTGCGTCCCGGCTTTGCCAGCTCGGCCAGATAATCCTTGTCAGTCTGCAGCTTTTTCAGCGTGTCGGCGGTCTGCTTTTTCACCTGCTGCCCAGCGGCTCTCTCTCGCTCTGTGGGGGCTTGTCCGGCGGCAGCATAACTACTGCCTACCTGCTTGTCTACGCCCGTTACAGCGCGGCTCTGCGTGCCCTGCGCGGCAGTCTGGCGCTCCGCATAGCTGTTGCCGGTCTTGCCGGGGTTTCCGTTTTGCTTCTCATTCAGCGTGCGCTGAATCTTTTGGTTTTTCTGTCCCTGCCGGTATTTCTTGTCGCTTTTTTCCTGTTCGCTACCATCGTACTTCTTCCGCGCACTGGCGTTGCGCTCCGCCTGTGCAGTAGCACCGCTGTTTGCGTCTGTTACTTTCTTCTTGGTGGTATTGCTCTGGGTTTTGTCCTTTGCCGTACCGCCCAGCAGCTCATTTACCGCAGCACTCACATCGGTGGTATCGCTGTCATTGTCCGCAGCCTTGCCGCTGCTTTTGCTGCTGGATTTTCCGCTTGATCTGCGGCTCTTTGCCGCTGCTTTTTCGGCGGCCTTTGCGGCTTTCTCCTGCTCTTTCTGGTATGCCTTTGCCGCCGTAACGGTAAGGCTCTGGTCCCGGTCAGCGCTCTTGATGATGCCGTTATATACGTCGGCAGAATAGTCTTTCACTTCCGGCAGCGTTTTGTCGGTGCTGTTCATCAGTGCACTGCCCCTGCTCTGGGCACTCTGGGCGGCGCTGCTTCCGCTGTTCACGGTGCTCGCCTGTACATTCTGGTAGCGGTTTAAGTAAGCGTTCAGCAGTGCTTCTTCCCGCGTGCGTACTTTAGCCATTTGTTCCCCCTGTTACTAAAAAAGCCGCCCCGTAGGGCGGCTGATAACAAGTTAGTATTCTTCCCACTGCCCGGTAACGGCATTGTAGCGCCTGTTTACAATCGGCGCAGCGGTAGCGCCGTAGCCCTGCAGCAAACTAATCAGGTTGGTATTGTTGTTGGCTGCAAGGTTGGCAAGCGCCGTCTGGTACTTGCTCAGGCTTGCAGCCTCACCGCTGGCGCGCTGTGCTTCCAGCTGTGCCATGTTGTTCTGGTAGGTGTTCTGCAAGCTGCCAAGCTGTCTCTGGCGCTCATCTTCCAGACGGTTACGGGCATTGTTGTAGTTGTTGTACATACCGGCAGCAGTCGTTTCACTGGCACCGCCGTTCAAACCCTGCGCACTCATCGTCTGGGCAAAGTTCTTGTCTTGCAGCATGCGGTTGATGTACGCTTCCTGCAACGCCTTATCCGCAGCATTGTTTACCTGCCCGGCAGAATAGTCATAGTTGGCTTTCTGCTGTGCAGCTGCTTTCTGGTATGCTTCCTCGCGGGCACGGCGCTGTGCCTCCTGTGCGGCGCGCATCTGCTCCTCTGCACGGCGGTTTGCCTCTGCAATGGCTGCCTGCATTTCTGCATAAGCGTTGTAGCTGTTGCTCTGCGCTGGCGCTGCGCTTTGTACGCCAGAAGATGCAGCATAAGTATTCCCGCCGGTTCTTACGTTCCCCGCATTGCCTGTGGGCTGCACATACCCGGTGTTCTTTTTTGTCGTCGAAGTTGTATACGTTCTCCCACTGTTGCCATATTTTGTGGCGGTATTCGTGCCGGGGCGAACATAATAATCTTTTGTAGAACCTGTTACCGGTTTCGGCATACAAATCCCTCCTTACTCCTCTTTCCCGCTCTGCTTAACGCACTGGTTCGCATACACAGCCCCAGCCGCACAAAGCAGCCCTTGCACAATGGCGGTAAACACGGCCTGTGCTGCGTCCTGCGGGCTGGCAATAACAGTTGTCGCCAGCACATACAAAACCGCCAGCAGCACGCCTGCGCCCGCCAGCAGCGCAGGAATCAGCTTGTCTTTCACGGCGGTGCTTGCTTTCAGGCAATAGCCGATAAATACCAGCGCCGGAATCAGCACCAGCAGCTCCGGCTTGATGTAGTTCATGTAGTCAATACTCATGGTTTTTCTCCCTTCAAAAACACGCGCGCATTTTAATCGCGCGGCAAATTACACGCAAATTAAATTATGGCGCATTACCGTAGTTTAAATTGCGCGTTTTAATATTTGCTGCAATTCAGCAAGTTACTTGCCGTCCAGATCGTGCAACCGCTGCTCGTGGTTCTGCAAGACTTTGTCCTGCTCGGTATTGTGCTCCCACAACCGGCGGTGGCTTTCGGTGTTGTTGTTGTCCAGCGTTTCTACTTTCTTCATCACGCTTTCCAACAACGTTTTTAGCTCGGTAATGCTGGTGTTCAGTTTCAAAAGCGGGGTGGTTACAGTTATAACCAGCCCCACAATCACAACAATGTCCTTAAAGATTACCCATTCATCCATGTTTCACTTCCCGCCCGGGCTCATGCCCACTCGCTCTTGTACAATCCGGCATCCGTCAGGCCGCGTTCCCTGCACAGCAAGTAGATTGCGTCTGCATCTCCCTGCGATACTGGCCCAATGGTAATCACTTGTAACTTGCTTGCAGGCTTGTCCACTGCAGGCAGGGTCTTAACTAAATGGTTAAGGTCAACCACGCCGGTGATACCTGCGACGCTGCCCTGCCCGTATTGGTGGATGTATCGCGGCAGCGTCTTGTCGTAATTTGTACGCGTGTCGGCAAGCCAGCCGATGTAATCTTCACACAAGTAGGCGTAGTCGATGTTCGCGCTTGCAAAGGCCGTGAATGTGTAAATACCTGCCGTGAATCCGTGCGTCTTGGCTCTCTCACAAAACACCATTGCGATTGCCGTTCGCTGGTCTTTCGTCAGGTTGTCTGCTCGGCCATCGTGTGTGCCGGTCTCGGTCGTGTGCCCCCATTCGCTGTCAAAAAACAGCGGGTAGCCAGCCGGTGCAAGGCTTGCACAAAAGTCTGCCTCCTCGCGGGCTTCGTCCACCGTGATGGCCTGCGAGAAAAAGTAAAAGCCGAACAGCTTTCCGCTTGCTTTTGCCCCTGCAAGGTTAGCATCGTACTGATCGTCTTTCATAAGCTTTCCGCTGCCGTAGCCGCGATAGCCAATGCGAACAATGGCGCGGTAGGGAACACTCGCCCAGTCGATAGCGCCCTGGTGGTGGGATACATCAATCAGCACTTCCTCACTGTTGGGCTGTGCAGCATCCGCAGGCTTTTCCACAGCATGTTCTCCGGCGCGGTATGTAAACACCTGCCCACTTGCCGTAGTGAAGTCGCTGTCAAGCCACACCAGCGGGTTGGTGCGCTTGCCGTTCAGGATAACTTCAAAGTGCAGATGCGCACCAAACACATTCCCGGTCACGCCAGAATAGCCGATAAGTTCGCCCTCTTTGACCTTCTGCCCAACCTTGACGCAATAGCTGCTCAGGTGCGCGTACCGCGTCTGTAAAGTCTTTCCCTTGTAGGGGTCATGCTTGATGCGCACCATGTTGCCATAGCTCTGCATCCCGGTTTTTGTGTGGCCGTCCCAGTCCTGCACCTGGTCAACCGTGCCGTCCTCTGCCGCGTAGACCGGGCGCTTGTAGTCCGTGCCGTTCTGCGTGCGCCAGTCGGCGGCCTGATGCAAGCTGCCGTCGTTGTAGTACCAGCCCTGCGTTAAAACGTGCAGGTCAAGCGGCCAGTGCAGCAGAACCTCACCGTTTGAAAGTCTCATGATTTGTTGTCCTTTCTGTTTGTTAGTCAGCTAAAGCTTCCTTTAACTAACTGTTTCGGCATCCTCGGTAGGCTCGTCTGTTTTGCTGTCCTCGGCATCCAGCGCATCATAATACGCCTGTGCCAGAGCCTCCACTTCTGCGATGTCGTCCTCCGTCAGCAGGCCACTGTCCAGATGAGTGTACGCCTTGTCCAGCCAATATGCCACATCGCGTCCTGCGGCGATTTCCCGCTTGATGCTGCGCAAGGTCAGGTCGTGCCGTGCTTTACTTTTGATAGCCATAATGTATATCTCCTTTAAGTGGTAGTCATGGACGCAATGGCGTCCTCAAGATTTTTGATTGCGATGTTCACATCGCGCTGATATTCCAGCTTTACCCCTGCGCCGTCGCTCGCTTGCACCACGGTGTCGGGCGCGTAAGCGGTGATGGCTTTGTAAGCAGCAATTTCAGCAGGGGTGAGCGGGGTTTCAACGGGGGAGGCAAGGATTGCGTTTTGTTCGGCAAGCGTTTTTGTGTTGTCAAAAGAGGTTTTATCAACCCTCTGCACCCTCACCCCTCTCTCCAAGTCCACCTCATCGCACACCCACTGCTGGCCGTTTTGGTCAGTGTAGTTGCCGCCAGAGGTGACAGGGATGCCGGGTAAGCCGTTGGGTGTGGGCAGGGTGAGGAGCTGTTCACGGTAGGGTTCGTATACGGTGGCTTTTGTTCCAATTTCTAGCTGGATTTTTGCGGCATTTAATTTAGTTAGAATTGTCGGCAAATAATCATTAGCTATATATATAACATACCATCCACTTTGCAACTTTGCTGTATATGTACCACCTTTTTCCGATACGAGTTGTGCTTTCTGTGTATATGTTTGTGTTTTTATATCAAAATCTCCAACAAAGCAGTTCGTGCCTATATCGGCATTTCCAGATGCAGTAACACTGCTCTGCGCCGGAACGTAAAATACATACCCATATCTCACGCCACCAGTTGGCTTATTGATCTTTGATATATTGGCATTCGTAATCACTGGAAACAGATTCTTCCCCGTCACCTTCACCGCCACGCTCCCGCCGTCACCAGCGCTCACAATCGGAACAGGCGCATCAGGAGTCGGCGTGCCATCCTGTGTACTCTTGCCGTACACGGTCAGGCCGCACAGCGGGGCAGAATATGCGTCATTGCGGCTTATCGGGTTGCCTGTCTCACTGCCAACAAGCACATTCTGGCGCTTTTGCAGCGCAGCAGTATCTTCCTTTAGCTTACTAACCGCCTCCTTGTTCTCGGAAATTTGTGCCATAGAATCCTTGATGCTGTTGGCAGTATTGTTGGCATCATCCGCCGACTTTTTAGCCGCCGCCGCGCTCTCAGCAGCGCTGTTCGCGGATTTCGCTGCATTTTTCTCACTGTCCGCTGCTGCTGTAGCTCTTTCTGCCGCAGCATCGGCATAGCCACTTGCGGCATCTTTTGCTGCGTCAGCATCTTGCAGGGCGTTTTCCGAGCCCGTTTTTGCTTCAAGCGCCTTTTTTGCTGCGTCCTCTGCTCTCTGCTTGGCAATTTCAGCCGCCTCTGCACTCTTTACGGCCGCGCCAGCAGCTTGTCTAGCGGCACCCGCTGCATCAGCGGCTGTCTGAGCAGCATTTTCGGCGCTGCCCTGTGCGGTTTGAGCTGCTTTGGCATTCTCAGCGGCCGCACTGGCGGAGGATGCGGACTCCTCTGCCTTGCCCGCCGCGCTCTCGCTGGATGCTGCCGCGTCCTCGGCGCTCTTCTTGGCTGCCGCTGCACTGGCAGCAGCGCCGCCCGCTCCCTCGCCCGCCTTTTTGGCCGCATCCTCAGCGGCTTGGCGGGCGTTCTCGGAGGATTCCTGCGCCGCCGTAGCGATACTTACAGCATGATTGGAGTTTTCCAAAATCTGCTGCACAACATCCGGCGTCGGCGTGCCGGGGTTGTCTCCCTCGATGTCAGAGTGCGGCTTGGTACTGTATCGCATGTCCACAGTAATGCGCTGCACGTTTTCCGCAAGCCCGGCAAAAACAATTCTTCCGCCGCCTGCCTGCTTCGCCGTAGCTTCCGGCGGTACGGCAAGCATACCGTTTGCCCCAACAACAACCTTTGTCGCAGTCCCGTCCGGCGCGTGGAATACAGCCAGAATGTCCAGCCCATCCCAACTGTCATCTGCCGTCACATGCAGCTGCTCGATACCGTAACTGTCAAAAGTGCCAAGTGATAAGTTGCCGGGTCTAACACTATATCCTTTCAGCTGTACTTCATGCAATGCCATTACATCACCTCAAACCATTCTGTGTCATCAAGCGCCGGGGCCGCGCCGTCCTGCAGGGCCATGTACAGTTTGTCGCCGTCGGTGTAGTAGTAGCCTGTGCAGACGGTCATGCCGTCCACCCAGTACAGCGGGCGGTCGTTGGTTCCGTAGGCGTTGGGGTCTTCCTGCAGTTCCCACGCAAAACCCGCCGTGCCGCTGTAGGTCGGCACCCACTTGTAGCCCAGTTTCGGGGGCATGGTGGGCTTGGCCTCGGTGGGGATCTCGGCCAACATCAGGGAGAGTTTGGTCGCATCGTCCAGCACAATGGTGCTCGCCTCGATCTCCGCCTGCTGCCGCTTGGCCAGTTCGGCCACGGTGTAGCGGTGGTACAGCTGGCAGTCCTCGTACACATCGTAGCCGGAGATGATGTGTTCAAGGCCTTTGGGGTCGTCCTCGGTGACAGTGCCCTGCATCACTTCCCGGCTCTCCGGCACATGCTCGGCTACCCGCCGGGCGGTGTAGAGATAGCCGGCTGACAGGTCGGGAGAGGTCAGTTCCTCGTTGGTGATTTCATCGTAGATTTTCATTTTTTTATCTTTCAGCTCCTTTTTGTTGAATTCTTGGTGTACAAATTAGAGCAATATAATTGCATTTACGGCAACATATTCGGCAGATCTATATACGACAATGCGATAATATTTATGCTTACTAGGATTTAGGCACATATTGATTTGATCACCAAGCATCGGCAACTGTGCGTAACTATTTTTTCGGATATTCACTGCATCATCAACTTTGGTAAAATTTGTGCCATCATTCGAGAAATAAAGTTCAGCACTTGTTGGCCCGTTCACACCGTAACTGCTATAATTAGGGCCAATAACAAAAACAGCATGTACAGCCGTCGGTTCTGGCAATTCGATGTCAATCTGCCCATCTTTTCCAGAACCAAAATGGCATACGTTTTCGTTATACCCGTTTTCATTCCAGTTATAAACGCGATAATTGTGGTTAAACATATACCAGGCGGCTCCAGCGCTAGCATCATTTCCGCTTAAAGACTTCATGCTAACTTTATAACCGTTTTGTGAATTAGAGCTCATTGCCGGAATAATATTTGTCAGTTCAGTGCTTTTTTTAGATGTCCCGCCTCCCGGAATCCTCGGTGCTACTCCCATCAGCAGCCACCCCGCGCAGCACATGCCGCAGATTTCTTACAATGTTTCATGCTAAACCTCCATCAGCTTTGAATAACCCACCGCGCCCGGATCTCGGCGGTGGGCTTTTCTTTTACCTTAACTAGCACCGAATTGTACGCCGTGACCGTCACGCCGTCGTTGATGATGTCCTGCACCTCGTCCAGCACATCATCGGTAGCGGGCACCCCGGTCTTGTCGTAGCCGATGCCGGACAAAAACTCGCTGGCAGCCGTCACCACCGGCGCATGGCTGTTCGCGCAGGTCAGCGTAGCCGTCTGCTGGTACAGCAGGCCTTTGGCCTGGTCTGCGCTACTGCAAGCCGTCCACCTGCCCAGCGTCAGCGTGGCATAGTAGATGTTGGAAACCTCGTCGATGGCTTTAAAAATATCCGTCCGCCGCCCCTGAGGGTCGTAGGTGCTTGCCGCCATTTTCCCGGACGTTTGGCTGCTGATAAGTTCTTTTGCTGTGCTCTCATCCAACGCGCCAACATCTTCTGCGGTAAGCACAATTGCTTCGCCGCTTTTACCGTTTACGCTCTGTACAAGTCCGGGGTCTCCCTTTTCGCCTTGCGGCCCCTGCGGGCCGGTAGGGCCTTGCTCGCCGCGCAAACCCTGGATTCCCTGCTCACCTTTTTCGCCGGGCTCACCCTGTACGCCCTGTTTACCCTGCGGGCCGGTTTCGCCCTGCGGGCCGGTAGGTCCCTGCGGCCCAACAGAGCCGGTAGGCCCCTGCGGCCCCTGCGGGCCGGTAGGACCTTGCGGGCCTTGCAGCGTTCCAACAGATACCCATGCTCTCTTGTCAACGTCCCACAAATACACAACGTTGTTGTCAGCCGTTCCAACCGCGTAAGCGTCTCCAGCCACGCCGGTTGGGTGTGCAGCTTTCAGTGCGGAGAGCGTGGCATACAAGCCTTTCACAACAAAGCTGGAACCGTCGCTTCCCTTTTCGCCTTTTTCTCCTTTCGGTCCGGTAGGACCTGTTGCGCCTGCCGGGCCTGCTGGGCCGGGGTCGCCCGTTGCACCGCGTAAGCCTTGTGCGCCCTGTGGGCCTGCCGGGCCAATAGGCCCTTGCACGCCCTGCGGGCCTTGCGGTCCTACCGGCCCCTGGGGGCCTTGCTGCCCTGGGTCGCCTTTTCGCGCCTGAATAACCGTGTAAAGCCCCGTATCGGTAACGGTGGCCCCCAAAAACTGCATGCGGTTTCGCTGCGGCATTTCATTGCCGGTCTCGTCAATGATTAAGTGCCCACTGCTACCTGTCGCCTGCCAGGAAGTGCCGTCATCGCTGGTTTCAATAACGCGGTCACTGTTTACACGGATATAAAGGCAGCCGCCGCCGTTATGGGTTCTTTTATCCAAATCCATCCCGTTCAGCCCGTCAATCAGGGCATTTAAAACAGGGATAATGATTTCACGCGGGATTTCATCCATTTTTTTCTGCATGTCAGCAGTGCTTAAACCGGGCGTATCTGGCATGCCAATGTTTCCCTTATTCTGCAAATCGGAATCGCTAATTTTTTTAAAGGCCACAATCTCACCCCTTAAAGTTTCCGTTCTCTACAAATTCAACGGCAATCTGCATCAATCCAAACGGCTCATTTAACGTATCGTTTACAAACCGGAACCTTGCCTTGTCTACCCGTTTAATCCTGATTTTGTTGTGCAGCGTTCGCGCCGTCTGGTCGTTGGAATAAGTAAACCGGGAATATCGCAGCTGATGATAACTGAAATACCGCGCATGGGTTTCGTCCTGCCAGATTTTGTTCCAGATGCCGCGCTTCATGGCATATACCGCAATGCTGGTAATGGCACTTGGTGCCATCTGCAATGCCAGGTATCGGAAGCTCTTGTTCTTGTAAAACAGGTTTCCACTCAAATCTGGTGTTTCCCATGCGGCAGCAATCGCTTCTCCGTCATCGTTGTAGCTGGCCAGCTCGTCCGGGTCGGTGTAAAAGCGGTATACCTTGCCGCTGTCTGCCCCAAAATACAGGTCGGTTTCATCTACCCACATAATCCGCGCCGGAATATTGGTTTCATAAAAGCATGCGTACTGCCGGGTTGAGTACGGCTCCCCTGCATTTGTGCCAAGATTCTGCTGCCCGTCAAGGATATACGCAACCCCGTTCAGGCACAGCCAGTACATGTCCTTGTACACGCAGGCATACGATTCACTCTTGTTCGTTTCTTCCAGCAGTTTGCCGTTCATGTAGTAGCTTCTGTTCTGGCTGAACCGCTCGCCTACAATGTCGCTGGGCGTAATGGCATACACGCCCAGATTCGTCAAAAAGAACGGTTCGTTTGCACAGTAGGCAAAGCTGTATTTTGCAATCGCGCCGGGGCCTTGTATCGTGTTTGTAATCGGGAAAGCCGGTTCGTTATCCACAAGGTTGCCCTGCCGGATAACTACGTTTCGGTCTGTCTCGTTTTCGTCCTTGTGCGCCGCAATTCGGTTCTCGATGATGCTGTATCCCATCACCGCGCTTTTCTCGCTGCCAAGCTTGCTGTATCCGGTATCCGGCCAATAGGTAAGGTCATACTGCCCGCTGTACCAGTCCTGGTTCGGGTAATCCGGGTTGCCACTCAAAAACAGCCGGTCAGAGGCACCGTTCACGCCAAACAGAATACCGATGGTGCATTTGTTGATTCTGTTGGCATAGCCGTCCACCGTCCGGCTGGCGGTAATCTCAATGTTATCTTCGCCGGTCACCGGGCTTTTCTCGGGCGCTGTGTCAAACGTAACAACACCCGTCTCCGCGTTGCAGCTGTATCCGCTCTTTACATCTTCCCAATCGCCGCTGCTGTTCAGTTTGCGCACTTGTATCTCTGCACTGTCCAGCCCGCTGAAACTCAAATGATATTCCTTGCTCTCGCCGTCGCTGGCAAACAACTCTTTGAATTTCGGCTGCAGCAGGTTTAGTGCCTCGTATTCGGTGCCGCCGCCTTTCGGTGGTTTGGCAATGGTCAGCGTAGGGATTTTGGCTTCATCGCTGGCTTTCTTTACGCTCTCGCCGTCATACATCAGCAGACACTTGCCGTCTGCAATAAACAGCTTATCTTCCATCTGCCAGCTTTTGCTTCTGGCATCCGCCATATCGCTGTACAGCGCGTCTCCCGGTTCCTTGCCCTCCTCCGGCATCAGGTAGATGGCTGTACCGGCATGAATCAGCGTCTTGCCTTTCAGCATGTGGCAGCCGTTGATTCTTGCCGGGAACGTATACAGCCGCTTATACCCCATGCGCTTGCGCACCTTGCCGGGCTCACTGCGTATCATGTTCGGCGCGTTCGGGCTCTGGTGTACATTCACGTTCGCGGTATTGCTCGTATAGTCAATGCCAAGCAACTTATCAATCGTCAGCTTGCTGCGCGCCACCTGGGTAGGGATTGTAAATCTCGCCACAATTACCACCACCCTGTATTGCTGCTGAACTTCTCCCTCGTTACGGTTCTGGGATTGGTCAGCCGTTCAAAGGCCGTTTCAAACTCGTTGCGGTACATCGTGGCAATCGCATTATCGTCGTCCTTGTACAGCTGGCTTGCAATGTACAGCGGCAGCAGCACCACCGCGTCATCCGGCAAATCAATCTTCTTGGAATCCGGCGTGCTCAGCGTAATGGTTGTGGGCTTGGCATCGTAAAAGAACTCAAAGTCCCCCTCATATTCCGCCGGGAATACCAGATACTTACCGCCGTACAGCGCCACACCGTCCACAGGTTCCGGCGTATCGTCCACCAGCTTGTAAACCTCCATGTTCCCCATGCGCCAGTAGTCCGGCACTTCGTATTCAAGGTTTACCGTCAGAGCTTCGCCCTTGTCCTTGCTTATCATGTAGCTTTTTCGCAGATAACGCCCTGCCGTGCAAAGCATCTCAATGGCTTCATTCGCGGCATGCGGCATGGCGTTCAGGTATTCTTTGGTTGCTTCATCCGGGTTGGAAATATCGGTGCCGTCGCTTGCAAACATCTTTTGCAAGGCGGCCAGCTTCACATCATACCAGGTCACCCTGTGTCACCCCCATGTCACCCTGCATCTGCTGTAACTGCATCTGCTGCAATTCCTGCTTTTCCATCTCTTCTTTAATGGCTTTCTGCATCGTTGCCGCATACGGGAAATTGGTTTCTTTAAGCAGCGTCCACAAGCGGTACTGGCTCGAAAGGTCGGTAATCGGGCCAAAGCCGTTCGCCTGATACTTCACATCAATCATATCCCACAGCCGTTCGCGGTTGCTTGCAAGGTTGCTGGCTGGGTCAACTTCAAAGATAAACTCATCATCCCAGTACAGCTCCCCGGCAGCATCCATCTTCAAAAACTCCATGCGGTCAAAGTGTCCGTACTGCTGTTCGCCGTCCGTCTCGGTCTCGGTCATCGGGTACGGCTCATCCGCATACGCTAGCAGATACTCAAAAATCAGGCGGTACAGCCTTGCATACGCCTGGTTCTTCATCTCGCGTTTTGACTGCATACGTCCGGCAGCCTGATTTGCGCTGAACTGCTTTGCACTGCCCGATACAGCCGATGCGTCGTATTTGCCCTGATATGCGTCGGTAATGCCGGTCATGGATTTGGCATAATCGTAATGCAGCCCCATCATGGTAATGTCGTTGTTTACGTTCGGCTGCACGTTAATCACGCTGATCTGCTGTGCCTGGCTGGGGTTCTGGATGCGAATAATTTTTAGTTCATCGTCGCTCTTGTCAACGTCCAGCCCATCCGGCAAGGTAACAAAGCTGCCACCTTTCATCAATTTTTCCTGAATCTTGGTTGCATACTTGTTGATGGCCTGCTGCTGGTCCGTGATAATATCCACATCCGAAACACCCAAAAAGCTGCCGCTTCTGGCAATGTTGATGCGCTCCACAATCGGGAAACCGCGCGGTTTATATGTCGGCAGCTCCGTTGCGTGCATTGTCGGCATCATAATCGTTTCGCCTGTGTTCACATCATGCTGTTCGCTGCCGTCCGGGTTCAGCACAGGCGCATCCTCGCCCTGCGTCATGGCAGGAATCACCGTGCCGTCAGACAAGGTAATATCTTCTGTCAGCGTCACCGTCTGCACGGCCTGTTCCTTAAACTTCTTGTTGCCGCACACACAAACGTCACCCATCCGCTTCCGTCCGCATTTTGTGCAGACCTCTGCTGTGCGTGCGTAGTAGTCCGGGTAATCCTCCAACACCTGATTGCCTACCCAGCTGAACATACCCACTGTGCCTTTATCGTGCTTGTAGTACACAATGTTCTGCGTCACAACGCCTGTGTGGGTCATATCATCGCCGCCGCGTACCTCCGGTGCATCCTCCGTGTCGGTGTCCAATGTGATGCCGTATTTTTCCTCAATGGATTCCTTGCTCTTGCTTACCAGCACAAACACATAATCCATCTGTTCCAGATCATAAATACCGGGCTGCGGGATAACCTGTCGCGGGTGGCGCAAATCTATTTCTACGTCGCCAAGTGTGCAGTGGTAGCCTGCCAGCGGGTTCCATTCTACATGGAAAAAGTCTCCACCCTGAATCGGCACGGTTCTCTCGCTCCGGTCGTTCAGTTCCGTAATGTGGATTCTGCGCACCTCATTGCGCAAAAGGTTCTCAATCTTGCGGGCTTTCTCCTCATCTTCCGCATGGATGGCCGTCACTTTCGGCTGCGGAATGCTGGAATCCACCTGGCTTTCAATCAGTTCATACGTAATGTTGCGCCCGGTGGTAGCGTTCTTTTTCGCGCCAAGTATCTCATGGCTGCCGTAGTACATATTCTCTCTCTGGCGCATCTTGTTCAGCTCACTGCTGTACTGCGCCTTTGCGGTGGATAGCCTGCCCTGCCACTTTTCAAGGCTCTTGTCTTTCTCGGTTTTCTTCATACCCTCACCCCTGCGGGGTCATGCCCCCGTAATTGTGATAAAAAAGCCCCCACCGGTTAAGGTGGGGGCTGATACTCATTCTGCCGTGCGGCGCTTGCGCTTCGGCTTTTCCTCTGTTTTTTCAATCATCCGGCTGATGTAACCACCCGCACAGATTTCCTCAACCACAAAGGTACGGCCGCCGTCCTCAAACGTGTCGCCCGGTTTCAGGTTTTTTGGAATCATGCCATCACTCCAAAGTGGTACCGGCGGCAGCACCGCCCAAAATCACATGACGCCAATCGCCAAAGCCGCAGCTGAAACGGGCCCGGCAGGAGGTAATCAGATCCTGCGTCAAGGTGTCCACATTCTGGAAGGTCTCCAGCGCGGTGCGGTCGTAGAACACATTGCCCAGCAGATCCTTGTTGGCCTGGCTGGACATCAGGATATAGGGCTCTGTTCCGTCAGCGGCCTGCCAATGGTGGTCAACCACCAGCTTCCACATGCCCTTGTTGACGTTCACATCGTTGTAGTTGCTGCCCACCTGCTGGTCAGAGTTGATAATCTTCTTGCCCAGCGTGATCAGGCGGTAGCAGTTGGAGGGCACAATCAGCGTGTCGAACACATAGCCCATGCCGTTGCCGGATGCATTCTTGAAGTTGAAGCCGATGTTGGCAAGGCGGTTCAGCATGGCATCGTCATCACCGAAAGCGTTGGTGAACACATTCGACTGCGCGGCAACGCCGGTCTTGCCGGCGTGGTCTTTTGCAAACAGCGCCTTGCCGTCAGCGGTGGTGGAATCCAGCCCGGTTTTCTTGCCGTAGGTAAATGTTGCAGCGGCGCTGGTCAGTGCCTTGCTGCCAAACTCTGCACGGCTGCGCTTGTAGGCACGCACATTAGCGGCAGAGCGGGCGGCAGCCATATCGAACTGGTTGTCCTCGATCATTGTCTTGGTAATGCGGAACGCCTTCTTGAACTCTTTGTGCTCGATCAGCTTCGGCTCGATCTCGCCGAAATCATCCAGCGGGGAGGATGCCCCCTCATCCACAAGCTCAAAGTTCGAGAAGGTGGACATACCGGCAATCTTCTCGCCGAAACGCTTGGACTTCTTCACATTGAACAGCGCGTTTACCAGTGCGTCGTCGTTGTTCTTCTCGTTGTCGGTGTCCTTCATCTTCATGGTCAGCAGGTCTGCCCACTCATTCCAAAAATCGTTTGCAAGGCCGCTTGCCTTGCTAAAAATAACAGCCATACTTCAGGCTCCTTTCAGATTTGGTTATATAGCTTCTCAAGTTCTGCATCGCTCTTGTCGGGGAACGCCTCGCGGGCCATGCGCAGCATACTGTCGCTCATAACCTTGCGGTTTCCCGGTGTCGATGCACCGTCATGCGGGGCCAGATGGTTTTTCCCCCGCGCTGCATTGATTGCTGCCTGCTTGCCTGCCGCCGCGCTATTCTGGGCAGCATTCTGGTAGTTGGCAGCCTTATAGGCCGTCACAAGGTCAAGGCCGTTGTTCTGCACAAGCTCAACCACCTGTGCAAAACAGGGCTGATTGCTCAAATCCTGCACGGTCTTAATGCTCGGGTCTAATTTCTGCAATGCAGCAAAATCAGCGTTGAATGCTTCCTGTGCACGCTGCTGGGCAGCGTCTTGCCGCATCTGCTCCATGTCAGCTTTCAGCTTTGCTTTTTCCGGGTCATTCTCAATCAATCGCCGGATTGCCTGCGCCTGTTCTGCCGTTTGGTTTGCCGTAACGCGCTCAATGTCGCGCTGCCGGGCAATCTCGTTCTGTGCGTCCAGCGCTGCAAAGTAATCCTTCATGGATGTGATGGTAGCGCCCGTCTTGGGGTTCTTGTACCCTGCAAACCGCTGTTCAAACTCCCTGTCAATCCGCTCCTGTGCTTCTCGCTCGCTGCGCTTGCGTGCGGTAGCCCATACGCTATTTGGGATTTCAGGCTCCTGCGCAGGCTCCTGTTCGGGTTCCTGTGCAGTTTCTTCCTGCTGTACTTCGGTTTCCTGGGTTTCAGGTTCAGAGTCGGCTACGCTCTCGGTCACGCCATTTTCAAGTTCTTCCATTGGTTCCTCCGCGTTCAACGCTCGCCAGCTAAAAATTTCTATAAAAAAAGCGCCTACCCCAAATGGGATAAGCGCTCTTTACAAAGTTGCGGGCTTCTGTTCGCTCTGTGGGTAATTGGTTCTAACAGTGGGTGCATTGTTTGTTTTCTCGCCCATTACATGCCCGTAATCGGGACATTTCTTGTTCCGGCAAACAAATCTAAGTGTTTCCGTTTCGGAAACAGTTCGGCATTCAATACCGCATGTCTGGCATCTCATGCAGGGTGCCCCCACCTTTCTATCAGCATTTTCCGTTCATCAGATGTGGCGTTCTTGTAGTCCTCGTACATGTCAGCCGTCCATTGCCGTTTCTTGATGTTCCTCGGCTTCTTCGCCGGGGCTGTCCACCAAACGCAAAAATACCTAAGGCTGTCAGGATAATGCGTCAGGTTGTGCGGGTTCTTGGCGTATACATCCGGGTTCTTGTCATCCTTCTGGATTTTCGTCATGCACTCCCACAATGCACCGGGCTTATAAAACGTCAGCCACGCTTTCCCGGTTTTCTCGTCCACGCTCAACCACTGCTTCATAGCAGCGCATCCGGCGGGGAAATCCCGGCTCGACTGTACAAGCGGCAGGTGCGCTTCGCTGAACAGCTGCGCACGGCTCTTGCCGCTCTCTTGGCTTCTGTTCCACAAGTCAGGCGGCGCAAGGTACATGTCTATCTCTTCACCCTCGCTGTCGCGCAAAATCAAATCTGCCGCCTCTCCTATGGTCTTGTTCGGCCCGCCGTCCACCCTGTATACAGTGGCGTGGTTTTCCTCGTCCACCGCAATCCAGAGCGCAGCCAGCATATCAAGGCCATAGTCAATTGCCACATACCGTCTCAGGTTCCCTGTAGGCGGTGTGTCCACAAGGTGCTTGTCTTTATCCAGCTCGCTGAAAAACCGCCCGCCCGGCGCGCTCAGTGCCTCTTCCTCCGTTGCCGGGTACTCCTGCATCGTCTTATCTTCCCCCAGCGCGGCAACCGTCTGTGCGTACCATTGCGCCGTTCTGCGCGGGTCTGTGCTCCACGGCAAAAACAGCTTATAAAAACCATTTGCCGGGTTTGTGTAGATTTCCTCAAACAACGTTCCCAGCTTGATAGTGCTCAATCCTATCACACGTCCGCCAAGCGGCCGGTTGATGGTTGGGAAACCTGCCTGCCAGATTTCCTCTGCATACTGCTGGAACGCCCATTCGTCAATCACAATCAAGTCAGCGGTAAAGGAACGTCCTGCCGCCGGGCTTGACGGGAACGCCTTGAACACGCTCTCCGGCCCGTCTGGCCATTTCACTGTCAGCTGCATGGTGGTCATGGTAAACGATGGCCCAGGCCAGTTTGCCACGTCGCCCTCTGCAATCAGCTCCGGCATATACCGCAAAATCACGCCAAGTCTGCGCACCAGTTCTTTTGCCTCGTCCTCAGACCGGCTTAAACCAATCGCTGTTCGGCCTGTATTGCAAACCAGCAGTCTTGCCACCTCTGTCAACGCGAGCCATGTAAAGCCAAGCTGTCGCGCTTTCAGCACACATACCAGCCGGTTTTCTGCAAATACCCGCAGCGCTTTCTTCTGCCCGTCCCATAAAGTAAACGGCTGTATCAGGTCCGGTGCATCCTTGTCCTCAATGTGGCAATAGGTCTCGCAAAAATAAACCGGGTCACGGCGGCATTTCTCCCGTTCGCTTTCCAGTAGGTCCTTTATAGTTGCCACCGCTCCCACCTCTTTTCAAACATTCCCCGTACCCGCCCTACCGGTTTATGCTGTGCCGGTCTCACCCGTTGCAGATAGCAAAACTGCAACGCTTTTTTGATTCCCTGCATTTGTACCCCGCCCGGGCTTGCGGCATCCGGCGGCATTTATACCCGCGCACCGATTCGCGGTTGAAGTTTGGTTTCGCACTTCACTGTGCGGGCAAAAGTTTTCAGGCTCTCACAGTCCCGTTGCGTCTTGCCATCGCGCCGCGCTCCTGATCGGCTCGCCGCTTTGCTTACAGCGTTCAGGTTAGCTATCGCGTTTTGCCTGCGTCGGGCTTTCACCGGTGGAAGCGACCCAGCTTTCGCCAACAGCAGGATTTGAACCCACAACTAAACCCGCAGCTATGCTGTCATGAGGCCCGGCTTTACCAGTTAAGCTATGTTGGCATATAAGGCTCATGCTTTCTGCCTTGCAAGTTTCTTTAGCAAGCCATATCAGCATAAGCCTGTTCAGAACCCGCCACATGGTACGCACTGTCAGTAGGCGCATGGCGGTTGCCTAACGGGGAACACAATTGCCGCGTCCGGCCCTGCTACCTTTACCCGTATTATCGGCATTGGTACTACACATAGGTCTTGCACCTTTTCCGCGCCGTTGCTTTGGAACGCGGTGCCCTTATTCTTTACAGGTAGAATCGGCTGTGTAGCATATAAAAAAGCGCCTTGCATTACTGCAAAGCGCTTTATATTTGGCCGCTGGGTCTTGAAGCGGACGGCCCTAGTCCCAATAGTAAGAGAGGAGGTTGACTTACTTCCGCACCGGGATTTTTCGTATGTCATTTTTGTTTTGGGGAACCTGTAAATTTCACACCCCATTTCCTTTATAGGGGGGGATATGTAGTTTTGTTTCCATTTTTTGGTATAACCCCGGGTTTTCTGGCATATTGCATGGATTTTTTTGCATATTCGTCGGGGGGACGAACATATTCGTACTGGTATGCGCTCGTCCTCGCGCCCCGGTCGCCCATCATAGGGGGGGGATACCCCCCACCCCCTACCCCAGCGGGCAGAATCCTACCTAAAAAAATAGTCCCCATCATGCAAACCACATCCTGCAGGCCTGAACCGTTCCCGGCCCGCAGAAGCCGCATCAGCCGCGCCACCCCGACAATATCTTAAACATTCCGCACCGAAACAGGCTGCGCTTCTCTTCCCTTATCCAGCAGCAAAACCACGTCAATTTCGCTAAATAATAATTTAGCGTAGTAGCATTTTGCGCTGCATCGCTATATTTTATTTTTCGCTGCCCGTTTGAGACGATAATCCATTTATCGCAGCCAGTTTATCAAGCAAAGCCTGCGAGTTTGCCGACAGTTCCCCGCCAATCTCTACGTTTTCGGTCGGCTTATCTCCTGCCGAATCCCGCACAAACACCGCCGCTTTGACGTCTCCTGCCTTCGCTTTTGCCGCCATCGCAATAGCAATACTGTCGTATACGGTTATTGCTTTCCCCTGCTGTTGTGCTCGCTGTTGTGCTCTCTCTGCTAGCTCCTGATCCTCTATCCCTGTAATGTCGTCTGGCTGCTGCAGTAAGTCGTTGTAGATGTCCTTAATAGTCCGTCTCTTCGCTTGTAGCTCGTTGCTTGCTGCTGCTCCTGCCTGTTGAATTGCCCGCTTGCGTTCTGCTGGCTGGTCTCCTATGGATTTTGGAGACAGCGCCGCAATCTGCGACGGTTTAACCACTCGGCCGAGACTGTCCACCAGTTCCCCGCGCTCTGCCTTCCGTCTCGCTCGTTCAACACCCTGCTGCGCCTTGCTCATCTGCTGGACGGCCTGCGCCGCCTTCTTTTCTGCCATGTTGCCGCCCTCCTACCTTAAATAGCAACAAAAAAAGCGCCAAGCGGTAAAGCTGGACGCCTGAAACCTAATTTTTCGCGTTGATACGTTAAAACTGTATAATGAGTGAGCCCCGTCGCGGAAGCTCGCTTCCTCGCGTGGTTCGCTCATTATACACATTTTAGCATGCAAGTGCGATTTTGTCAAGTGTTTTTCGGTTTATCGTGATTTTCTCGTTGCAGTCTCGCATCTACTGCCGCCAGAATATAGCCGTTCACGCTCTCCCCGGCTGCTGCTGCTGCCTGCTGGATGGTTTCCGCCGTCGTCGGCTGCATCCTCACTGTAATAGTTTTGAGCTTTGCCAGATACCGCGCATTTCCGGCCCGCTTCGCATCGCTGGACATTTTGCGCACCTCCTTTTGTATAGTACCCACATTATAGCACAACGCGCCGAATCATGCAAGCATGTACAAAATGAACAGATTCATGCTAGCAGAGCTGTGCAATGTTCCAAACTTCATGCTAGCATGTTGGCATAGTGCATGCTAGCATGTATAATAAGCCATAGAAACAAGAACAGCCGCCCAGCGGTCCCACAGGAGGAAACAACATGACTACCACATATAAAACCTACAAATGGTTCAACCCCCGCCCCAGCACCATCACCGAAGGCACAGCAATGTACAGAGACCTGGCCAGCAAGCACCACCCCGATCACGGCGGAAGCGTCTCCGACATGCAGGAAATCAACGCCGAGTGGGACGAGCTGAAGCCCACGCTCCCCCGCTTCTGCAGTGAGCAGGCCAAGCAAGGCCGCCAGCAGTACGAGCAGACCAAAGCGGCAGAGGATGCTTCCAAGGCCGCGCAGGATGCAGAGGCCGTCAAGATGGCCGAAGAACTTGCCAAGTGCCCGGGCCTGCAGTTCGATGTCGTCGGCTCCTGGATCTGGGCCGACACAAACCACAAGTGGCTTCACACCCTCGAGAAGCTCGGTTTCCGTTGGTCTGCTAACCGCTGCAAGTACTACTGGCACCCCACCGGCGACACCAGCCGCCGGAACCGTAAAGCCAGCTACCAAGACATCTATAACAAGTACAGCGGCCAGAGCTACCAGACCCGCGACCGCGAAACAATTCCCGCCTGATACCTTCCAGGGCCGCACAGTAAAGCGACCCTACCCCACTACTAAAAAAGAAAAGGAGCAATAAGCAATGACTAGAGAACAGATTTTAGAATGGTGCGAGGAGCGCGCGCCCCTGCCGTGTTTCTATGACGACGGCGGTTATTCCTCGACAAGTTCCTACCACGTCCGCGAATGGCCGAACGGTGACCGCTACGAGTACCGCAGCACCCAGGACCGCAACACCAACATCGAGACTATTACCGTGAAGATCAACGGCGAAACCGTCTTGACCGAAACCGCTAAATGCTGAAAGGAGTAAACAACCATGATCACCGGAATTAAAAGCATCGACCACCGCGCCGCCACTCGCACCCTGTACGAGCTGGAAGGCACCACGCCGCGTGGCGAACACATTGCCGTGGAGTTTACCGCATGCACCAACGACGGCAGCAAGCACAGCCTGCCGGTCATCTGGCACAAGGCAGGATATACCGCTGAGGTGTTGCCCTCTTATTGGGCTGTAGATGTGTGCGCCACCGACTCCGCCGGATGCTGGGGCCGCTACAACCCCACCACCAAGCTACACGAGAGCGGAAAGCGCCTGGTGCTTGACTTCGATTGGATGCTGCCCGCCACCAACGAGAACCGCGACAAGATTCTGGCCGAGATCATCCGCCGCGCAAATGTGGAATAAGAAAGGAGCGCCCCCATGAATTCCAGAGTTCTCGCCATTTATGCCGCCGACACGGTACAGCGCCGCATTAAGATTTTACAAGATGTCCTGCCGCAGTATCAGGATGCGGACGCGGAAATCATCAAGCAAGCGCTGGCGTTATTCAGCAGCGACCTTGCCGAGCTTCGCCGCATTGCAAACGGCCCAGAAATTGAACTGTAAAGGAGTACTACGCCATGAAAAAAGCATTTGCCGCTGTCATTATCGCCGCCGCGCTGGCGGCGTCCTTCGCTGCCGGTGCCCGCACTGCGATGCTCAACGCGCAACCCGTCGGCCCGTCCGGCTCCGGCTACGTCATTAGCTACCGCTTCGGCCCGATATGGTTTAATGAACTCTATAACTAAACAAAACCCCGGCAGGATTCCCCGCCGGGGTTTTCTGTGTACTTTTCTGCAAGTGTGTACTAAAGTGTGTATTCCAAAAGCAAAACGCCGTAGATTTTAACGTATCTACGGCGTTTTTTGTGGTGGAGGATGGGGGACTCGAACCCTGACGGATTAAAAGTCACCCGTTCCAAATCATCGTATTGTCGCTATTTATTCAACGCACCGTTTCACATTCCCGCCCCTAAAAAACGTCCCCACAGAAAAAAGTGTGTACTAAAAGTGTGTACTTTTTACAATCTCATCAAATACGTTTTCAAGGTTGTTTGCAATCGCTCTGTCCTGCCCATTGATCGCATGAGAATATACCCCGTAGGTGTCCATGTTTCGGCTATGTCCTACAGTCTGTTTCAGCTGCCCCATCGGCAGGTTTGCCGCGATGCTGACGAATGTGTGCCGCAGCTCGTACAAGGTGCATTTTGTAATGCCGTTTGCCTCGCAGTATCGCTCCCACCCCCGCCGGACGTTCCGTTCTTCCTCTTGGATGAACACCCGTTGCTGCATTCCGGTCAACTCTTTCTGTGCTTCCAGCTCGGCCATCGACCGCGCCGACAGCACGACAGCGCGCGGTGCATTTTCGTTTTTCCCTCTTGTTTCCCTTTTATATATAGTAACTGATCTGTGTATCAATGCTTTCCCGTCCCGGATATCGCCCCATTCAAGGCCCAGCAGCTCGCCGGGCCTCATCCCGGTAAACACTGCCAGCCGGTAATAATGGATGCGTTCATCCGGCACCCTGCGCCCTCTATATATGGTAGTATCCACGTTTAAAAGCGTCACAATGTCCGATGGCTGCAAGATGGTCCGCTCTTTATAGCGTGCTCCATCCGGGACGTTCAGGTCTTCCGGCTCAAAGGTAGACCACCCCGACCGGCGGCAGAACTTAAAGAAGGCCCGGAGATCACCTGCTATATTTTTAATTGTTTTCTTGCTTCTGCCAGCAGCGAAAGCGTCGTCAAGGATGTTCTGAACGGCCTGTTCTGTTATCGCAGTCAGTCGCTTGTTTCCGATTCTCGGCCCTATCCAGGCATTATAGCGGCCCTGCATGGGCTTCCAGTTTCCCTCTGATGATACTTTCCTCTGTCGGTCCATGAACTCCGAATAAGCCGCCTCTACGGTATAGGTCCGCGTCTGCAATCCCTTTTCCAGCCAGTCGTCCGCTTTCTTGTTTGCCTCCCTCTGCCCAGTTCTTCCAGGCTTGGCGCTGGTAAAGGTTTTCCGCACGCCGTCTTTCTGTACGTTGATCTGCCAGCGACAAGCGCTTTCAATCCATTTTGCCGTGTTTGTACGTTTCATTCTTTACAACCCTTTTCCCGTATGATAAAATAGGGCCGTTCGCTTCATTGCGAGCAACCCTTTTGCCCTTGTCGGTGCGTCACCACCGGCAAGGGCTTTTTTATTTCACGGATTGCACCGGCTGCAGGGCGTGTAGCCTTGCGATATTGCTTGGTTTATATCTATAGGGATACTGCTCTTTTTAAGATACTGGCACCCCGCCGCATGATATTTGTTCCCTGTTGCGGTGATATAAACAGTATATGTATAACTGCTTTGTGGTGCACTGTATTGGCTATAGCTTCCGGCACCGTCATTATAACCGGCATCGTATCCTTTGTTATAGCCGTTGTTATATCCGTCCTGATAGCTTGAATCGGTATCTACAGAATCTTTCCCTTTTGTATATCCTTCAGCGTATCCGCTTGTATATCCTTCGCGTTTTCCATAGTCATAACCTGCGGATTTACCTGTGTCATACCCTTCGCGGTAACGGCTTTCGTACGTTTCCGAATAATCCGTTTCTGCTGCAACATACCCATCGTTATATGCAGCATTTTTTATATCTGTGCTTTGCTCATTATAGTATAACCAGCAACACAGCCATGTACACGCAACAGCTGCAAGCGTTGCAATCCATACGGGAGCTTTTTGTACTGCTGGCGCGTCCGCCTTAATTTTTACAACAGCGGCTTCTTTTCTCTCTGATAAATTCCGCGCTCTCTGGCAGTATGGGCAAGCTCTTGTATGCCCGCTCCGTTGCGCATCCTCAATCGCCCCACATTGTACCGTCTTTGCATTGACTATTTCTACACAGTCTTTTTCTGTGTGTACATAGTCATCCTCTTCATCAGTACGCCAAAAGACTAACGGCTTCGGCATCTATGCCACCTCTTTAATACCTCACAAACCCAATCGACCCAATCGACACATCAAGCACCAGCCACATTTTCCGCAGCCCACCCCCGAAAGCCGATATATTCCGTCATGTATAGCATTTTCTTTTCTGGTTATTTACACGCTCTGACAAAAATCCTATTGTGGGTGTAGTACACTTTAAACAAAAGGAGCTGCGATATGTGCAAAGTGCAAGAGCCTCCGCCCGCCCATCACGGCAGAACCAGAAAGAGAAAACGTCCCATAATCCGTACAGTAAAACCAATACAACCTATTTTGTGCATTTTGTCAATGGAACACAACTGTTAGTTGTGTTATAGTTGTATCGAAAACAGCAGCTACATAAAGAAGGAGAACGACCATGCAGGAAATCAGTGACCGGGAATTTATTGCCATGCTTCACCAGCTGCCAGATAAAGCAGCCTATGTTAATTATTTAAAAGCCCTCGCAGCATCGCCAGACCCGCCGCCCGCTTCTCCGGCGGCAGCTGGTGCATAATGTTCAGCGCCTCTTTATCAAGCTCATCCACCCCATCAGCGGCAACGCTGGTGGGGTTTTCTTTTTGCTCCCCCGTCAACAAGTAGTCAACGGTTACGCCGAAATAGTCGGCTATTTGCTTTTGATTCTGGGGTCTTGGCACCCTTCCTTTTTTCCAAGCAGTAATAGACCCTGATGAAATGCCGATCTCTTCCGCCGCTCCATTTGGGGTTTTCCCATTTGCGGCGCAGAGGCCTACATAATTATCCCAAAAGCCCAATTTATAACACCTCACTTTGTGCATTTCGCTGAAAGTAAGATAATATGAGAATAGCTCTTGAAATGTGAGATATAATGAGATATAATCATAGTATACAAACAAGCAAGGCGAAAGCTAAGCCCCTAAAGATAGCGGCTTTCAACAATGATTTCTGACAACTTCATTATATCTTTTGCTTCCTTGTTTGTCAATGAGATGTTCTCATTTTCAGAAAGGAGTTGATACTGTGAGTTTTTTGTCCGCGCGGCAAAAAGTTGGTTATTCCCAGAAACAGGTAGCAATGTTCCTGGGCGTAGACCAGTCAACCGTGCATCTGTGGGAAGTCGGCAAGACAAACCCCCGCGCCGCCCTTCTCCCCAAGATCGCGCAGCTTTACCACTGCACCGTAGACGACCTTTTAAGAAAGGAGTAACCCGCAATGAACCTCGCCTTTACCGCCTTTATCAAAAGCAAAGGCTATACCACCAAAGGCGCGCTGGCAGATGCCTGCGGAATGGACCGCACCGTCTTTTGTGACCGCTGCCGGGGCCGCTCTCCCTGGCTCTGGAAAGAAGCCTGCAAGGTCTGTTCCGTGCTGGACATCTCCCTGGACGAATTTGCCGCCTACTTCCCCGCCGCCGCCGTCCGCCGGACAACCCCCGTCAAGCCCAAATCCGACCGCGAACAGCTGGCCGACGCGCTGGAAACCGCCGTCTCCATCCTGCGCGGCGAAGCCCGATGACAAAAAAAGATGCCGCCCGGCGCGACCAAACACCGAGCGGCAAAGAAAGGACATTGCAAATGAATCCGACATTTATTATACGCGCCAAAAGACAAGTTGTCAAACTAGCGCTCACCGCTGACCTTGTGCTGCTGCTGGCAGCGCTCGGCAGCATGAACATTCCCGTAACCATCCTCGCACTGCTGGCCATGAATCCACTGTGCGGCAATCTTTTGGAGGCAACCAGATGAAAGCATATAAAGGATTTGACGAAAACCTGAAATGCAAAGATTTCCAGTATGAAATCGGCAAGGCCTACGAAGAGCCAGAAGCAAAACTTTGCGAGAAAGGCTTCCATGCCTGCGAGTACCCGTTGGATGTATTTGAATACTACGCCCCCGGCAACATGAGCCGCTACTGTGAGGTGGATTTGGACGATGTGAGCGATAAAAAAAGCAACAAAGATAGCAAGCGCTGCGGCAAAAAGATTGCTGTGAAAGCAGAAATCGGCATTGCTGGGCTTGTAAAAGCTGCCGTTAAGTACACGATGGAGAAAGCCATTCCGGAAAACTCCAAACATGCTACAGGCTGTCAGGGCGCGGCATCTGCTACAGGCGACCAGGGCGCGGCATCTGCTACAGGCTGGCAGGGCGCGGCATCTGCTACAGGCGACCAGGGCGCGGCATCTGCTACAGGCTGGCGGGGCGCGGCATCTGCTACAGGCTGGCAGGGCGCGGCATCTGCTACAGGCTGGCGGGGCGCGGCATCTGCTACAGGCGACCAGGGCGCGGCATCTGCTACAGGCTGGCAG